GGCCATTAGAGTGAATTAACATTGTAGCTCCTACAGGAACAGCTATTGGATTTGACGATCCAGCTGTTTTAATACTTAGCGTATATTTATTTGCTGTAGTTCTATCTGTTGCATCTTGAATAACATACATTCTTGTTGCTGTGCCACCCGTTGTTGATGCAGGTATAATTAAACTAATATTAGCTGTCATTGTACCCGTTAATCTTAAATATGCATTTTTACCATTTGATGTTGCACCATCTGATAAAAGTAAGGTAACATCTGAACCAGATGTCATAGCAACATCAACAACTCCTGTTGCTGATTGTTGTAATATTTGTAAATTAGTATTTGTAATAGTTCCCCATAGACCAGCTTTTTCACCGGTTGCTACAAGTTCTAATGCTAAATCTGTTGAAAATGTTGATGCCATATTAGTAAGGTTTTATTGGTGTCCAAACCATTGTTGCTCCTGGTATAATTTCATTCCAAGTAATAACACCTGGTTCGCCTGTTCTTAACGTCATAGCGTTAGCTGGTGCTTCTATACTCGCAGTTCCAACAATTGTAACAGATCCACTACGTATAATCAAGTTGTTTCCGGATACTTCTAAATCAGAGTTTCCTGCAACAGTAACGTTCCCCGTTCCTAAAGTTAATGGATTTTTAGATGCCTCTAAATTACCTGTACCAACTATTGTAACTGTTCCGATACCAAGTGTTAATTGATTTCCAGTAAGGTTTTCTGTTACTGAATCAGCTGCAATATTTGGATTACCAACGTTAGCTATTAAATTATTACCTGTAACTGTAATAGTTACTACGTCATCTTTTCCAACTTGCGAAATGGGAAATTGTGATATTGCGTCAAAACCTAAATTCATAAATGTCCTTAAAAGGAGACAGGGGGTATGTGGTGGTGCCCTGCCTCCATCTAAGAATTATATCATCGTTTAAACCAAGAGGGAAGACCTAAATGTGGACGCTTGTCGAACATATTATCTTTTGATCCTGGGGTTTTACGATTGTTATAATGCAGAAAAACCTGTACACATTCTTTACCTTTAAATTTTTCTCTCCAATGTTCTAGCTCACAGCCAGAATAAACCAGCATATCTCCTTGTTTTAAATCTACTTTAACACCTTTTTTACCAGTCTCGCCAGATGGCTCTAAATATATAGGCCAGTCATCACCGGCAAGATTCATAGTAGTTGATATCTCACAACTAAATCTATCTTTATGTCTTTTAAGTTCATCACCTTTTTTATAAATTCTTGCATAAGTATATGCAGGGTATAATTTTAAACCTGTAGCTTTTTCCATACCTGGCTGACATTTAAGTAATAAAGTTTCCATAGCCATATTAGCATATTGAGAATAGGTGTTTGGAATCTGTTCATTCTCGCCTTCATAATATCCTATAATAGTTTCAAATGGTGAAAAATATCGTGATTGTTTACAAGTATCATAAACTTGTTTTTGCATTAAAAAATAGTTTGCAACAAAACCTGCTAGGTCTTTTGATATTGCTTGACGGATGACTGTGTATTTTTTTTTTTTAAAACTCATATTATAAATAATTAAAATTAATTGTTATTCTTATATTACTATCATCACAACTTGAACTACTGTGTTTTTTACTTGGATCAAAAAATACCATTCTATTTTCTTTTGGTAATACTTTTTCTTTACCAAAGTAAGTTTCTCCATTGTTATTATTAATATAAAATAAACAACCTTTGTGTTTAAAAGTATAATCTACGTGATCATTATGTTTTGTTTTTTGTTTTTCTTTTACATACAAATTGCCTTTTATTCTCAATAAAGATTTTGGATTAATTTTATTTAATACATTTTTAAATAAATAAAATTTATTACTAAAATAAATAGGGGATTCATAAATTTTATGAGTAAAATAAATTTTATTATCACCTTCAAAATTCATATCTTTATTATAATACCAAGCAAACTCTGAACTTAATAAAATATTTTGTATTTCTTCAAATAATTTTTTATCTAAAAAATTATCTATTATTTTAATATCAGACATCTTTAGCCATTTCTTTTGGCACTGCTTGTATGTTCCAGTGTATAAATCTAAAAGGTTCTTTACCATGATCCACTGCAAACTCATGTTCTAAATATCCTGGGAATATAATTAACATTCCGGGTTTAGGTTGTATGTGAAATTGTTCGTGACCAGCCCATACACCTTTTAGGTCTGGTCTCATTTTTAACTTTGTTGTTCTCGCACCGGTCTTTGGTTCATGAAATACAGGGTAAGAAGTTTTATCACTACATTTTAAAAAATAAAAACCTGATACGTGTTGATTCCAATGTATGTGTGCTGAATGATGACCACCACCTTTTTTAGCAAACTCTTGTACCCATAGCTCACTGAACATAGTTGTGTATTGTTTCATATCATAACCTTGGTGATCTAAATATTCCCAAGATTTTTGACCAACATAATTTCTAAAATCTAAAAAATTATTGTCAGTTGTAAGTGGTGTTGAATGATAGGATCTTCCAAAATCACCATGTTTTTTTATCCATTCTTTTTCTCTTTTACGGGCATCAGAAATATATTTATTACTTGCTTTGTTTAACGACTTAACAAACTCTGGTTTTTCTTCACTCCATATTACAGTTGGAAAATATGTATTTATAAACATTATCTAAAAGGCCTTCCTAAATGCCATACCACAAGACTATATCTTGTGCCTGATGTTACTGGTTTAACTCTGTGCCATACAAAACTAGGAAACACAATAATAGATCCCTTTGGTAATATTTCTTTACATTGTATTCTATGCTTTGATTCGTCTCGCATATGTGGATCATAGTTTCTAAAATCAAATTCTAATTCACCGCCTTTGTATTCTGAACCATCTGTTAACTGACACGTCATAGATAGTTTTCTAATTTTACCGTGATCTGGTGTATTTGGTTTATCATAAGGTTTATCCCAACTATCACAATGCCAATCATAATATTGATTTATTTTATATTTTGTAAACTGACAAGACTCACTTCTATCCCACTCAAAATTCCAACCAGCCATTGCATTTGCTTTGTGTACATATGGATGCAATTCTTTATATATCCAAGTGTCATTTAACCAAACTAAATCGGATTTTCTTTTTCTTTGTAAATTTTTAACTTCTTCTTTATTTAATTTTTTATCACCAAATCCACCAGTTCTAGCCATAACTTCTTTTTGTCTATTAGCATAAGCTATTACTTCATCACAAAATTTAGGTGTTAGCACACCACTAAAATACCAATAATGATTAGATATATTCATACGTTATAGTTTGTACAAAATTTAAACTATCCTTTTGATTATTGGTTAAGTAATACATATTTGTTGATGGAAACATAATAAATTTATTATTTTTTAAAGGTATGTCCCAACTTCTTCCTTTACGTCTGTTATCTTCAAAATGTATTCTGACCATGCAGTCTTTGACTTTTACACCATAGAGTAATGTAAAGTCTGGTGAGTTACGTAAATCTACTGGATCAATATTAAGTAAGGGAATTGTAGTTTCCGCAGGTTTATAAATGTTACCCCACGTTTCTTTGTTAATTAAATTAATACCATATTCGAGATTAATGTGATCCCGCATATAGGTATTTAACATATCCCAGGTTCTTGAGAATGGAAAATTTTTGTTTTGAATTTGTGATTGTAAAATGTCGCCTGATAATTTATCTCGGTCAATGTCCCAATCTTTAGGCATTGCTACATCACCGTAATATAATGCTATTTCAGATAATACTTTCTTTTGCATACCACATACCTTTTTAATTTATGCCATTAAATCTGTCAAGTCCCAAGACTGGCCTTCTTCATTCCAATTATAACCCCATCTATGAGTACCATCTTCATTTTGTGTTTGTTGTTCTGCAGTTAATGCTGGAGCATCACCGATTGGTGATTGCCATCTAGCCTCAGTTATATTCTTTACCCAAGATGCATATAGTTTTTTAGGCCAAAAGATTTGATTATCTTCGTCCCACTCATAACCTATACCTGCGTAATTACCTCTAAAAGGTGTTCCACCTAATCTATGTGTATTACTTACTGTGTTATATGAAGTTTGAATCCACATTTGAGCAGGCCAATTATTATGTAGTTCTAAATATTGTTGACCTACTGATTCATCTTCAACACCATCAGCATTTAACATATCTTTGTTATCTAAAGTTAATACTGTAATAACTTTACTGTTAGCTCCTAGTTTTGCAAAATGTGCCATAATGTTTCTCCTTATATATTAATTTTAATTACCATTCAACTATTGAAATTTGTACCTTATCATAACAATTCCTGAACCACCGCCACCACCAGGCATATTAGTTCCAGCTGGAACTGCTCCTGCTCCACCACCGCCACCACCGGTATTTATTGTAGCAGCTTGTCCAGCAGCCGTAGGTGCGGGCGCTGGTGAGTTTGTACTATTTCCGCTAGTCCCACCTCCTCCTGCTCCACCAGCAGATGCACAGCCTTGTTGACCTCCACCACCGCCACCACCAAAATATCTTGCTGCTGATACAGGACCTGGTGTTCCATAACTTGGAGCTGTTGGACCCACAAATGAATCTGCTATATATGAACCTGCACCACCTGGAGTTTGAGAACCATCTGCCGGCACAGGTGCTGTTGTACCAACTGCTCCAGCCCCTCCACCACCACCTCCAGATTCTACTCCAAAACTTGGTGCACTACTATATTGATTTCCCACTCCTCCATTAAAACCTTGTACAGGGGCAACGGGTGGATTATTACCACTACCAGCATTTTGGTAAGGAGAAGAAGCCCATGTTCCAGCGCCTCCTCCTGATCCTCCACTACCAGCAGCTACTTGATAAGAACCACCTATTCCCCCTCCTGCTGAAGTAACGGTACTAAATGTTGATGTACCACCAGCTGTTCCACTTTGGTTATTTGCTGGAGGAGAACTTGGTGCTCCTGATCCTGCTGCTCCAACTGTAATTGGAAAAGCCGTAGCTGTAACTGTAATTTCTGTGTTAGGGCTTGCGCCTGAATTATTTAGAGGAGAGTTATTTCCTGGAGCTGTAGAAAAAAATCTTACACCTCCTGCACCACCGCCACCGCCTTTAACTTCGTTGTCAGCGCCACCGCCACCACCACCGCCAGCTACAACTAAATAATCAACTTTGTTAAGAGCAGAACAGCTTGATAGGCTTGCAACACAAAAAGTGCCCGGCCCCGTAAAAATATGTGTTTTAAAATTACCACAAGTAACAATAGCATTACCACCAGTTGCTCCTATAAATGTTCCTCCTGTAAGATTAGATGTAGAGTCTATAACATTTTTCCATCCCTCGGTATCATCAACATATACAAAATATGCCGATTGTCCTTCGGTGTTTAATGTTACACTTGCATTTACTCCACCAATTTTATTTGTTCCATTTGGTGTAATAACTAAATTACCTGTTTGAAAAGTATTTGTGTAATCTGCAACTGCAAAAGAATTTCCTGCAGTTCCTGCCGGAAGAGTTACTGTAAAACCTCCACTAGAGGTATCACAAAAATATCCTTCTCCTGCTGTTACTGTAAAACCTGTTGTTTTTTTTGTTGTTACCCAAGACACTTCACCTGTAGAACCAAAACCTGACGCAGTTCCAGAGTTGGTTATTGATACACCAGCAGGGATTGTAAATGTATCTCCACTATCTCCTAATGTAGTTGTACCACACGCTGTTCTTGGACTTATTTTATTTACTTTTATTTCACTCATAATTTACCTATTGAAATTTATACCTTATTATTACTATACCAGATCCACCTGTTCCACCTACAGCATCAAATTCTCCAGAACCACCTCCACCACCGCCTGTATTAGCTGTTCCATTTCCACCAACTCCTCCTGGTGCAGGTCCTACACCACCAACACCTCCACCACCTGGTCCACCTTGAGCAGCAGGACCACTTGGGTGATTTCCACCACCACCGCCTCCTGCATATGTGGTAGGAGATCCTGAAATAGAAGTTGTAGCTCCAGTTCCTCCCATAACCGCAGGTCCTGGTGCAGGATAAGAAGGTCCACCTAAACCAGCTGTAGTAGCACCACCTCCACCACCACCATAATCTTGAAAACCTGGATTTCCATCGTGACCACCATCTCCACCATTATTACCTTGAGGAGGACTAACAGGAGGTGTGTTTCCTGCTCCACCTGTTTCACCACCTCCACTTTTTGCTGCCATAGCGCCTCCAGATCCGCCTGTTCTCGCAGATGGTCCTGGACTTGAATTAGATCCACCGCCGCCACCTGCTGTGGATGTTATTGTTGAAGATCCTGCAAAAATTGAATTATTACCATTACTTCCTGGATTACTGTTTGGATTTCCTGATGTTGGAGCGCCTGCTCCTCCAGCGCCTACTGTAATTGGATAACCTTGTGCTGAAACTGGGAGACCTGCAGGTGCGTTTAATGGAGATGCTGAATAAGAACAAGTGCTTGTTTTTCCCTCTCTAAAACCACCTGCTCCACCACCTCCTCCTGATTGTGATCCTCCACCACCTCCTCCAGCAACTACCATATAAGAAATTGTGTTAGAACCTACTGCATTACCTGCACAAGAAACGCAAAAAGTTCCTGGTCCTGTAAATGTATGAACTTTGAAATTTGTACAAACTGTTGTCACTGTTCCACCAGTTGCAGCAACAAAAGCAGGTACTACACCTGTTTCAGTATCTTCTGCGTTTTGAACATTAACCCAACCTTTTGTTGAATCAACATAAACTAAAGTGATTGCTTGACCATTCACATTTAATACTAAGTCTGATGCAACTCCACCAATTTTTTCTGATCCATTTGGACTAATTGTAAAATTGTATGTAGCAAAATTTCTTGCATAATCAGAAAAAGCCACAATAGCCCCCGCTGATCCCGCAGGTAAGTTTGCAGTAATTCCACTACTTTGATTTATAAAATAACCTTCACCACTCACTGCTGTAAATGTAGAAGTTTTAATTGAACCTGTTTGCCAATTAACTGATCCTTCTCTACCAAAACCTGTCTGTGATGCACCTGATGCTAATGCAATCGTATCACCACTAGCGCCAATAGTAATTGTATTACTATTCTCGTTAATAATGTTTGCACCGCATTGGTTTTGTATGTTGTTTACTTTAATTGTACTTGTCATAATTATTTAAATTTATATCTTATTACCACAATTCCACTTCCTCCACCACCAGCAGCAC